TCAAATTATATACACCAAAGACCGCTCTAAAATTGCTAAAGTAGCACATATACCAGTAGAAACGTTAAGAGCCGAGAAATGCAACTCTAAGGGCGAAATAGAGGGGTATTTCTATCATAGTGATTGGTCTAAATACAGGTCAAGTGATAAACTCACAAGAATACCTGCTTTTGGCACTTCAAAACAATCTATTGAGATACTGTACATAAAACCATATAGAGCTGGTTACAAATACTATTCTCCAGTAGATTATCAAGGAGGTTTACAATATGCCGAATTAGAAGAAGAGATTGCCAACTACCACATAAATAATATTCAGAATGGACTTTCGCCAAGTATGCTTATTAACTTTAACAATGGTACTCCAGATGCAGAGCAAAGGGATGCTATTGAAACGAGCATAATGAATAAGTTTAGCGGTAGTTCTAACGCAGGTCGTTTTATACTAGCGTTTAACGATAGTAAAGAGCTTGCAGCGACTATTGAACCAGTACAGCTATCAGATGCCCACCAGCAGTATCAATTCTTATCAGATGAGAGTATGCGTAAGGTGATGGTATCACACCGTATAGTATCACCTATGCTTGTAGGTATAAAAGACAATACGGGTCTTGGAAATAACGCAGAAGAATTACAGACTGCTTCTGTTCTTATGGACAACACAGTTATAAGACCAATGCAGGTTACAATACTTGATGAACTTGAGAAGATACTTGAGTACAACGGAATAGACCTTGACATTTATTTTAAGACGCTACAACCTCTTGAATTTACTGACTTGACTAATGCTATTAGTGAAGCTGAGATAGAGAAGGAAACAGGCGTTAAAAAGGATATAGAAGAGGAAGTCAAGGAAAAGGTAGAGGAACAAATTGAAAATGTAGAATAAAATGCCATCAGCACTATTTATAAAAAGAAGCGATTTAATAAACAACACTGCTCTTAGCGGTAATATAGATACTGATAAATTTATTCAGTTCATTAAGATAGCTCAAGATATACATGTTCAGAACTATATAGGTTCAGATTTGTACGACAAAATATCAAATGATATTATAGCAGGAACATTATCTGGAGACTATCTAAACTTAGTAAATGACTACATACAACCAATGCTTATTCACTTTGCTATGACCGAATACCTACCCTTTGCAGCCTACACTATTGCTAATGGCTCTGTTTATAAAAAGGGAGCTGAGAATAGCACTACTGTAAATAAGGATGAGATTGATTCTTTAATTGCAAAGGAGAGAGATTATGCCGAGTATTACACTCAGAGATTTATAGATTACATGAGCTTTAATGCTCCAAGTAAGTTCCCTGAATATTACAGCAGTAATAATGAAGATGTTACACCAGATAAAAATGCCTTGTTTAACGGATGGATGCTGTAAGTAAATATAAACCTAAGAAAGATAACGAAAACAAATTGAAGTGTTACTTAAATATTAATACTTCTGGTAATAAAGAAAAAAAGATAAATAATGGCAAGTTTAACAGGCAATAAGATAAAGGACACTTACAAGGGTCTGATAAAAACTACTGACAACGCTGAATTGGGCGCAACTGCAAAAGAGCTTACTGATGGTAACGGTAATGGCTCTGGTGTTACACTAGACAATGCAGGTAACGTAACAGCTACATCTTTTACAGGTGATGGTTCAGGTCTTACTAATTTGCCTAGTGGTGCTGTTTCTTCTGTAAACACACAGACAGGAGATGTTGTATTAGACACAGACGATATTGCAGAAGGTAGTAATGAATACTATACGGATGCTAAAGTAGAAGCTAATAGTGCTGTTGTTGCTAATACTGCAAAGGTGGGCATAACACCTACACAAGCATCTGAAATAGCAGCAAACACGCTTAAAACAGGTATTACAACCCAACAAGCTAATGATATAGTTGCTAACAATGCTAAAGTAACTCGTAGACCAATTACAGCAGGTGGAAACACTTTAGAAACGTCAGAAAGCCTTACACTTACAGCAGGTAGTAATGTTACAATCACAGAAGCTTCAGGTACTGTTACTATTGCTTCAACAGGTGGTGCAGGTAGTATTGATTTAGGTACATCTAAAACTACAACTTCTGTTACGGTAACAAATTCAGGTGGTACAGATGCTACTATAAGCGAAGCAAGTAGTTCAGCAGCAGGTGTTATGTCTACTGCACATCACGATAAACTTGATGGCATAGCAGCAGGAGCAGAAGTAAACCCAACAAACACAGATGGATTAACAGAGGGTTCTAGTAACCTTTATTATACAGAAGCTAGAGTATCTGCAAATACTGATGTAGTGGCAAATACAGCTAAGATTAGTTTTGATAGCGCAAGCAGCACTAAACTATCAGGCATAGAAGAAGGAGCTGAAGTAAATACAGTAGATAGTGTAAATGGAGCAACAGGAGCGGTATCTCTTGATACATCCGACCTTACAGACGTTGCAGCTACTGCACCAACAAATGGACAAGTATTACAATATAATAGCACATCTTCTAATTACGAGCCTGTAACATTAAGTAGTACAGCACCTGTTGATAGTGTAAACAGTCAAACAGGAGCAGTTGTTTTAGACGCTGATGATATTAGTGATGCTGCAACAACAAACAAATTTACAACTGCTACAAACCTTACAAAGCTAGGCAATATATCAGTTACTCAAGCAGTAGACCTTGACACAATGGAAAGTGATATTGCTACGAACAATGCTAAAAATACATACCCTAGTGCTGATGCAACAAAGGTTGGACACATCTCGGTAACACAAGCTGTTGATTTAGACACTATGGAGAGTAACATAGCGACTAACAACGCAAAGAATAGCTACCCAAGTGCAGATGCTACTAAAGTAGGGCATATTTCTGTTACACAAGCAGTAGATTTAGATACAATAGAAAGTGATGTAGCAACAAATAATGGTAAAGTTAGTATGGTACTTGGCACAACAGCAGGTACAGCACTAGAGGGAGATACTGCTTTATTACAATTAGGTACAACATCAACAACAGCTTTAGCAGGTGATACTACAACTATAAGCGCACAACAAGCTAGTGATATAACAACAAATAATGCTAAAGTTGGTATTACTACACAACAAGCATCAGACATAACTACTAATAACGCAAAAGTAGGCATAACAACTCAACAGGCTGCTGATATAAGTACTAACAACTCAAAGGTTAGTATGGTATTAGGAACGACAGCAGGAACTGCTTTAGAGGGCGATACTCCTTTGCTTCAATTGGGTACTACATCTACAACTGCATTAGCAGGGGATACAGTAATTCCTACTAATAATAACCAACTAACAAACGGAGCAAGTTATATAACAGCATCGTCAACTGACACGCTAACAAATAAAAGTGGTAGTAATAGTCAATGGACAAATGATGAAAACTACATAACAGGCAACGAAACAGTAACACTATCAGGCGATATAACAGGAAGTGGTACAACAGCTATTACAGCAAGTATAGCAAATAATGTAGTAGGTGCAGATGAATTAAACGTAAGTGGTAATGGTACATCAGGACAAGTATTGGCATCTGATGGCGATGGCACTTTTAGTTGGGCAGATGCAGGTGGTTCGTATACTCCTAATATTGTATCAGGAGCAACAACAGCATCAAAAGATAATTTGTATATCTTTACAGCAAGTGCAACGCTAACATTACCTGCAAGTCCAAGTGGTGGTGATAGCATAAAAGTATCTAATTTAAGTGGTACAACAACTTGCGTAATAGCGAGAAACACTAATAATATAATGGCAGTAGGCGAGGATATGACGTTAGATAATCAATATGCCTCTTTTGAATTAATATATGGCGATGCAACTCGTGGATGGGTTGTAGTCGGTGGTAACTAATAAATATAAACAATGAGTAATTATTCAACATTCTTCCCATCTGGCACAGGTGGTTCAACAGAAATAACTGACCCAGATAAAATAAACAAAATTACACTTGGAGCATCCAACATAGCCTTCCTTGAGGAGATGTTTTACACCAACGCTTATAGTGGTAATTCAGCCCAATTCGGTGATTACATATATTCTCCTATTACTGGTAGTGATGATTTTTACGGAGGCTATAGCGGTGGTGCTGTGTCTCAAACAGCAGACAACACTGAAATTACACTTGCAAACGTAACAGGTAGCGGTGGTTATTTGTGTTCTATTGTAACTCCTGTAGGTGGATTAGGTGCAATACAAGAAATAAAAATTACGGTTGATGGCGGTACTGAAAAAGTTTATAGTGCTGATTACGATAGTAATACAAGTATTGACAACCTTTACACGAGGCTAATTTGGGGGTTTACAACGTGGGGTTCTGACAGCACAAAAAACCTTTCAGATAACACTGATGCGGTTGGAATTATGGGGCTGGGTGGTATAGCCATTACTTATGGAGACACCTCATATCCCCCTGTAATTATGGGAACAACAGGAAAGGCTTATTTAAGACTGCACGATGTGATGGAGTTTAAAAACTACAACTTCCCAAAATTAAGATTTGAGAGCAGTATAGTAGTTAAATGCAAAACAAATGGTCTATATAGCACTACAGGCTATACATCAAAAGGTACAGCTTTATATTATTTAGATAGTCAATTATAGAAATTATGATAATAGAAAACATAACAAATCCAAACCAAGAGCCGCAAGATGGCGATAAGTTAAAATACACACATCCAAGCGGTGCTATTGAGATAAAAACCTATAGCGCACCACAAGAACCCACACAAGAGGATATTGCACGTGATGAACGTCAATGGAGAGATGCAGAGTTAAAAGGTACTGATTGGATAGTATCTGTAACAGACCATCCACAACACGCTTCTTATTTAGTGTACAGAGAAGAATTAAGAGATTATCCATCACAGGCTGACTTTCCTAACGGAGATAGACCTACAAGACCATAATATGAAGAACGGTTGGCAAATAACGAATGTAACAAGAAGGCAAGAAGATGGTTT